CCTGACACCTACAAAATCATCAGCGAGGCGATCACCACCACCCCGCGCAAGCCAAATATCACAGTCAAAACAGCGGAGCAAAACTAATGGCGTTCGACCTATCAGCAATCTCAAAAACGAAGAATGACCGCCCAGTGTTTGCCATTCTGTATGGCACCAGCGGCGTAGGCAAAACGACAGTTGCAAGCCAAGCAGACAAGGTAGTTTTTCTGCCCACTGAAGATGGCGCGGGAAGTTTGACGCTTGACGCATTTCCAGTGGCGCAAAACTATGAAGATGTGCTGCAGGCCATTGGCGCGCTGTACGGCGACCATAAATTTAAGACGCTGGCATTAGACAGCCTAGACCACCTAGAGCCACTGATCTGGAAGAAAGTTTGCGCCGACAACAATGTTAAAAGTATCGAGCAACTCACCTATGGCAAAGGCTATGTAATGGCGCTAGACCTGTGGCGTGAGTTGTTAATGGCCCTGCGTGGTTTGCGCGATCAGCGCAAGATGTCCGTGCTGTTGATAGCCCATCACCAAATAAGAAAACATCAAGATCCAGAATTAGACCAAATTGATCGGTACGACATAAAGTTGCACTCAAAAGCCAGCGCGCTCGTTCAAGAAAGCTGCGACATGGTGCTTTTCTGTAAGCACAAGAACATCACAAAGAAAGAAGATACCGGCTTTGGCAACTCGCGCACGCGAGGCATCAGCACCGGCAAGCGCGTGATGTGTACAACGGAAACGCCAAGCTATGTGGCCAAGAACAGATTCAATTTGCCAGACGAAATCGATCTTTCGTGGTCAGCATTGGCCGCAGCACTCAACCCCACACCAGTAACAACACAAGCAAAAGGATAGAAAAATGGCCTCATTAGTATTCAGCGCAGCAAGCGTAGAAATAGAAGAACGCCCGTCACGCCAGCCGGTGCCAAACGGCAACTATGTGGCGCTCATCACTGACTCAGAAATGAAACCAACCAAGCGCGGCGATGGCCGCTACTTGCAGCTGGTCTGGGAGATCACGAAAGGCGAGCACAAGGGTCGCATGATCTGGGACCGCCTTAACGTGGAAAACCCAAACCCCACTGCCGTCAAGATCGCACAGCAAGATCTAGCAGCGATTTGCACAGCAATGGGCAAAGGCGGAATAGATGACAGCGACGAATTGCACTACAAGGAAATCACAATCGCAGTGCAGGTTTCGCCCGCAAGCAATGGCTATGAAGCCAGCAATGAAATTAAAGGCTACGCAGCACCAGCTGGTGCCGCACCGGTAGCGCCTGCCGCGCCCGCGCCAGCAGCGTTTGTTGATGACATACCCGGCGGCGCACCAGCAAAGCCTTGGGAAAAATAAAGACCAAGGGGGGTTCACCTTCCTCCTCATTAGCGGTTCCCCGTCGCCGTGGTCGATAGGCGGGGCTAAATTTTTGGCAGCTGCGCCTACACCAAACTGGCGCTCCTCCTCGTGCCGGGGGCGTGGCTGCTTTTTAAAGGATCAAGCATGACAATTTTATTGGCAGAAAAAACACTCGCGGCAATAAACGAAGCCATTGAAGCCGACCAGGACGATTCGCCTGGTCGCGCACATCTTGGCGCAAGCATTATTGGCCGCGACTGCAGCCGAGAGCTTTGGTACACGTTTCGCTGGGTTGCCAAAAAGCTGCACCACGCGCGCATCTTGCGCCTGTTTGCGCGCGGGCAAGATGAAGAGAACAGATTCAACGCCTACCTTAAACAAGGCGGTTTAACCGTTTGGGATGTGGCCCCGGAAACCGGTGAGCAGTGGCGCATATCAGACGTTGGTGGGCACTTTGGCGGCTCACTAGATGGCGTAGTGCTGGGTCTGCCAGACGCGCCCGAAGTCCCGCACGTCAGCGAGCAAAAAACGCACAACACAAAAAGGTTCAATGCCGTCGTAAGGCAAGGCGTGCTGACAAGTAAGCCAGAGCACTTCGCCCAGATGCAGATCTATATGCACAAGATGGATCTCAAGTGGGCACTCTACCAAGCCGTCAACAAAGACAATGACGATCTCTATTTTGAGCGGGTTGTGTATGACCAGCAGGCAGCTGAGCAACTACTAAGAAAGGCCAAGAACATAATAGCCAGCGAAGGCCCGCTGGAGCGCATGAGCGATGACCCCACTTGGTACAAGTGCAAGTTCTGCGACTACCACCCGGTATGTCACACAAACACCACCCCAGCCATGAACTGCAGAACCTGCGCTCACTCAACGCCAGTGCTCACTGGCACCGATGGCCAGTGGAAATGTGGCAAGCACGAAAAGCTCATAGACAAGGCCGCGCAAACCGCTGGCTGCGACCACCACAATTTCATACCGCCGCTGCTGGCGAACTGGGCAGAGGCCACTGACACAGACGGCGATAGCGTCACCTACACCAACAAGCTCACTGGCAATCAGTTTGTGAATGGGCCAAGTGGTTATTTGTCTAGCGAGATCGCTGCAGCTGAAGACCCTCGCATCATTGGCGATGCGACAACCGACAGCTTGCGCCAAGCATTTAATGGCAAGGTTTCGGACTGATGGATGCCTTCTTAGAGCAGATGCGCAAGATGAAAGAGGCTCAGGCCGCTGAGCTTTTGGCGCGCAGCCAAGTGAAGCGCAACTGCCTAAGTTGTGAGCGGATGGCAGACCAGCCGGGTTACTGCACTACATTTGAGGCATCGCCCCCGCAAGAATTTATTACTAGAGAAAACGCCTGCGAATCGTGGGTTCAAGAAATACCGTTTTGAGGAGTAGAAGTATGTGCAAATTCGCACAAGCCATAAGCGCCCAAGCGCGCCACAGTGAAAGGTCCGCCGGTTGGGAGTCAGCCGCCACTCGCAGGTTCCCATACGGGGTTCCTGACCAGGTGGTCAAGTCGGTGCTGAAATTGCTAGAAGAGACAACCATGCGCAAGACTGAGATCGCTCGTCAGCACAACCTCACGCCAAGCTCGGTCTACAACATAAGAAACCGATACATAGTTCTGCCAGACGGCAGCGTGGACCGCAATGCGCGACTAGATAACCCAAAGAGACGAGGAAAGAAAAATGTTAACCAATAACGAAATCAAGCTGCAGCTAAACGTACTAGCCATAGAGAAAGCAGAAGGCGGCAGAATCACAGAGGGTTTCAGCAAGATCGCGCACGAAATCGGTGTCGATTACGCCACCGTAAAGCACTTTATCAAGGGCGACATCAAGACCCCAAATCCAGCCACCCTACAAAAGTTTAGGCTTTTCTTGATCCAAGAAGGCGCGCAAGCTGCACCCAAGCTCAGCAAAGAAGAACAGGTCGCAGCGCCTGAGCATTACCGCCAAGGATCAATTGAGTGCATAGACGCTATCCGCGAGAGCATGACCCCATTTGACTTCGCCGGGTACTGCAAGGGCAACGTCATCAAATACACTTGGCGCGCCCATAATCACAATGAAGTCCCTCTCGTTCACCTAAATAAAGCTGCAGATTACCTGCGCTGGTGGATCGAAACAGAGGCGCAGATTGTGGAGGCTGGTGATGGAGGCTAACGAAGGACTGCTAAGTTACAAAGGCGTAGCTGAGCTTACATCGCTCAGCCGCCAATCACTTGCGCGCATGGTCAACGATGGCAAGTTTCCATCGCCCGTGAAATACGGCAGTCGCGTTTTCTTCGTGCGCGCGGAGGTGAATGATTGGGTTGACCAGCTGGTCAAGCAGCACAGAGAAAATTAGCATACGTCTGCATCAGTTTAGCCCTGCGCGGGAGCAATACGTCTCTCGCGTAAGCTGACCTGACATCTGATCGGCTGACATGGCTCAGCTGAATCTCTGAAAGCTCATCGTCAAATTCACGCACACCCTCAACCACTCTGTGCCAATCTTTGAAAGTCGTTCGCATTCCGTGCAGCGACACCAGCACATTATCTTCATCTAGCAGACCAAACCTATGCAGTTCTTTGCGGACAGCCACGTCTGATATATAACCCTTTGAGCCGCCGCCTGGGAACACAAAATCTGGCATAACAGAGTAATTGCTGAATCCTGTTTTTTTGTCAGCCAGCATTGTGCAAAGCTGGTCCTGCAGCGGCACATCCAACGTGTAAACCGACTTCTTTCTTGTGAGCTTAGCTATCGGCGCGTGCCAGACTTGCCCGTCTAAATCTATCTGGTCCCAGCGCGCAGTTCGCACATCTATCTGGCGCTGGGCAGTGAGCATGATCATCTGCAATGCTTTTGCGCTGTCATTGTTTCGCGCTCCTAATTCATCGAAAAGCGCTGCCGCTTTATCGTGATGTAGCGCGGGCCAGTGTTTCACTTGCCCAGTAAACTCAGGGAGCAACTTGTAGATTCGCGTGCTGGCCGGGTTTGAGTTTGTGGTGTAATCCTTGTCAGCCGCGTACTCAAGAATGTCAAAAATATACATACGCACGCGCAGCGCTGTTTCGTTCTTATCAAGCCAGAGCGGTAGCAATATATTTTGAATATCGTCCTTGGTTATGTCGCCAACTGGCTTGTTGCCAATGATGTGACCGGCGTGATTTTCCAGCCGGTGAGTCCAAGTCTGAGAGCTTCGCGCCGGGTTCTTCCACGCAGGCGCTTTGATCTTTTCAATGTACTCAGCCGCCAACTCAGAAAAAGTTATCCCAGCATTGGCGGCTTTGGCTTGGCTGGCCTTAGCCTTCTTCTTTTCTTTTTGCAGCTGCTCTGCGGGAGTGACTTGGTCATTGGCCATGCCAGCCATAAGCTGTTCAGCTTTTTCTTTGGCTTGAAGCAGTGTCAGCTTGGCAGTGCTGCCTAAAGATTTGTCGATGACTTTGCCATCTAGTTGATAGCGCAACACGAAGGTTGCGTAAATTTTGTTGTTCTTCAGCTTGGCCTGGACTGAAAGGTTATCGGTAACTCGATACCGCCCTGGCTTTTTCAGCGAGGTTATTTGACGTGCTGTAATTTGCTGCATTTTCCCCCCATTTTCCCCCCATTTGTATTGGACAATATGGTACAGCATGAGAATGCATGGGCGCAACGCGCTCGTAAGTTGTTGTTTTTGTTACAGTATTTTACAGCATGAGAAATGGTTGGTGTCCGGGTCCGGGTACCAGCCAGCTATATGCGACAAGGGTTTACGGGGAGTTTAGAATTTTCCCCCCATTATTCCCCCCATCTGTTATTGCTGCTGCCTTTCTTGTAAAAGCTCCTGCGCACTGTTCAGCATAGTTGGTCCAGCCTCTGGCACATACGCTGGCAAAGACCCCACTGCGTTTCCTACAACCATCGGGCTGGTGCCCGTGTTATATAAAGTTGCTATGACTTCAGTGGGCAGAACATTAGAAAGCACATCCTTCAATGATTTACCGCCTTGTAACTCCCGCAGTATTTTTTGCAAAGCCGCCGGGTCTGTTTCAGTCAGCATACGCGCCAACTCATCAGCCGTTGCCCTTAACCTGTTTTCTTGCAAGTTTAGCCCTTCGTTCCGAAGGCCAGTTGTAAGCAGATCTTGCAGGCTGGTTGGTACGTTGGGCATAGCAGACTCAGACTTGAGCAGGCCAATAACTTCCTGCCTTTGCGCAGTGGCTGAGTTCATACCGGCCTGTTCGACGCGCGCCATGTCTGCCTCACGCCCCAAGTTGGCCATGAAGCCTTGGTAATTATCCTCGGCATCCGGGCCATCAAATGTCTGCCTCAACAGCATTTTGCGCTTTGGGCTTTTCAACATGTTTTGCGCCACGTTTGCAGTCTCTGGCGATCTCTCTAACTGGTCTTGCAGTGCGTGCATTGCGCCTAACCTGAAGGCTTCTTTTTCTGACTTGCTGTAATTCGCAAGCTCCGCAGCTATCTCATCCGGGTCTGCATTCAAGAATTCTCTGCCGCGCTTTAAGCTGTCCATCATGCGGCTGTCGCCCGCGTACAAATTTCTCGCCCTGGCATAAGTTGGGTTGGCTGCATCAATCTCGCTAATGAAGTCGTTTCGCACGTTGCGAATTGATTGAGTCTCTGCCGCGCCGATGCCTGCAGATGGTATCTTCGGAAAAGCCAGGTCATCCATGCCCATTTTAACGAAGTGCAAAAATCGAGTATTTATCTCAGACACTTTTACGCCGTCTGGCCCAAGTATGTCGCCTGACTCAGCGATCCTGAACTTGTCCATGCCGCTGCCTGCGTCTTCATTTCGCGCAATACGCAGCGCCCGCTGATAAGCCTCTTGCGCGGCGTTGGA